GTAATATCATAATTCTGGAATTTTGAACCGAGCCCGGGAGAACCATTAACTTCCAGAATGTATGTATTCCCACTTACAATAGCATGATCAACGCCGCACATATAAGCACCTGTTGCTCTTGCAGCTGCAATGATCTCTCCCTTTTCCATATCACTCAATGTGTAAGGTTCAGTGGTTGCGCCCAAATGTCTATTAGAACGAAAATCTTTTTCTGGTTTAATTCTCTTGGTTGATGCAACAATCCTACCGTTAAGAACAATAGTCCTAATATCAAATTCAATTTTCAAAAACTCTTGAATAATCAACGGAGCATTAAATTTCCATAATGACTGAATAACACTCATCATAGATTCCATGCTATCAACTTTAGATACTCCGATACCCTGTGTACCAGTTAGAGTTTTGATAATGACAGGAAACTTGCCACCAATACGTTCATGGGCATCAACAATACTTTTCTCATTATTCACCAATGATGTACGAGGTGTAGGAATGTTACTACGCTCAAATGCAGTGTAGGATGACATTTTGTTATCGCATGTCATCATTCCTTCACGATCATTGATCATCATACACCCAGCGTTCTGCAAGGTGCCTAACAGTGCAAGGCCGATCTCAGTTTCTAAAGCTCCGGCGCGAACAAATACCACAGTAGAAGAAGTTTCAACTGTAATATCTTTTTCTCCACCATCATAGTTTTTAATTGACACTGTTGCTTTCTCAATATTATTCTCTGAAACCCAAGCCTCAGTAGTAACAACTTTATAACAAGGTAATCCAAGTTCTTCACAAGAATCCATCAACATTCCAGTAACAATTTCTGGCTCTTTTGATTTTGATGCTGTAAGAATTAAGACAGTAATTTTGTCTTTTTGTTCTTTTGCCTCTGTGATGAATGACTTGAATTTTTCCATTAGACTTCTTTTTTCTTTCCAATGTTATATTTAGTTTCTAGAATCCAATCGTTCTTCTCAGAAAAAGACAATACCTTAATCTGACTGAGCGGTGCCAGTTCGCCCATCACGCCAATGACAGTAACGAGCCCCCAATCCTTCAACAGATTAGTAATCGTATTCCTACGGGAAATATCATTTTCTGACAGATTTGTAGCCTTACCATCAAGAGCAAACAACTCCTTGAAGTGTACAATAAAATACCTACCCTGCTTATGCAGAATATGGCATGATTGATATAGTTTCTTTTCTTTACGGGATGCAACGCCAATACGAGATAAAGTCTCTCTTACCTTCAAAAAGTCATCAGGTTCTTTCAACCCGATTTCTAGCATCTGATCCGGTGTCCATTTAATCTCTTCCATGTTTTCCACCTTTATATAATCTTCTTTTTATGGCAGAAATTTGTTCCTCAGACAATATATCAAGAGCGGATTTAGCCTTTGCATTATTATACCCATAGAACTCTTTAACATACTCTAGATTCTCTAATTTCGTCGCCTTCAACCACGGGGTAAATCTCTTCCTTGGCCTCAGACTATTTATCAAAAAATCAAACTGGAGTTTCTTGTCTACATGTGGTAGTTGGTTAATCTCATTCACCAACATAACGGTATCAGGGAAAGGCGCAACACATTTATTGACAATAAAGGGTGGATATTTCTTTTCCCAATCTTCATCATCACCATTCATAAGTGGTTCTTTAGTTTGGTTTACAGCCTTGAGATATTCCTTTAACTCATACGCCATATGCTTCATCCCATGTCATAACACTAGTATCTGCAATATCTTCACGATTTGCCATATCCAATGCAATTAAGTCTTCTCTGAGTTGTCCCTCAAAATTATCTCTTATCTGCATAGTTCGTGGCATTGCCAACATACAAAACCACCATGCAATTTCCTCAGCCTGATCACCAATCAAATCTTTAACAACTTGTCGATCATCAACTAACCCTTTTGCTGGCATAAAATATGCTGTACCATACACAGAATGAAATAAACCAGCATCCTGTAAATACTCAGGTTTACCCATATCTCTCAGTTTATCCATTGTCCCAATCAAATGATCTAACAAAGTCTGATCACCAGCATGATTAACTTTATCGGAACCTATACTTTTTAAGAAATCAATCTTTGTAGAAGTCAAGTCGTTCACGATTTGCTCCATCTATAAACACTTTAAATACGATTACACTTCTCAGTTCGTAACACTCACGGGGTACAGGCATTGCCATGTGTGGTAGATATGCATCAAACACAACAAGTCTATTACCGACATAAGGAACAAGTTCTCCATCAATAAGAGTACCGCCGGCCCATTCAGGTTTCCAATCCATTCGTGGATAGTAGATCATTGTGAAGTCGCCATCATCAGTGTGTAGAACAGGTTCAACACCATGCGTGTGAGCGTTCATATAGATGCGTTTATATGTATCAATAATATAAGTTTTTTTGAAATCATACTTAAACATCGCAGAAGTCCAGATAGGCGTCACCCACTCAAAACCATTTGCAACCATTTCATCATCATTGTGACCACACAGAACATGCCAATGTCGAGATTGATGACTCTTATTTGATGCGTAATCAAATTTCCACCGAACATTTTTCATTTCGGTAGCAATCAATTCTGCAACATGGTCCTCTACCACACCATCATATATTTTGATCATTTGAACTTTACCCTACCCATAATCTCTGTAAGACAAGCCATCATATTTATTTCCTGATCAGCAACAAACGCAGCCTTATACTGGTACTCACCAAGTGCCACAACCACATGAGGGATGCTGCTAGGGTCAACAAACTCATATAGGTTATCGTAAATACTGCGAAATAACTTATCTGAATCATTATCAAGATTATCGACAACCCATTTGCGAACATTAGTAAACTCCTTTTTCTTCATCATGGCCATCAGGTCTTTGATGTTCTTGTCACCAAGGTTTACCAAAATACCAGCATCAATCTCACCAGACACAGAATACCGTTGCAGTTCATTCAGAACCTTACGCCAGTCTGGGAAGTGACTATTTATTAGTTCGGCGACAGCCTTCTCATTGAACTTGATTTCATTCTCATTGAGGATTTCCATCACCCTCTTGAAGAATTGCTGAGCAAGTTTTGCCTTCTCTGCATTAGGAATTACAAAGTCAATCACACTACACCGCGATTGTAGTGCAGGGATAATACGATTTTTGTAATTACAGGTTAGAATGAACCCACAGTTCTTGTGGAACTCTTCGATGAACCCACGAAGGGCTGGTTGCGTTGACTGTGGATTTAGATAGTCTGCCTCATCAAGAATGAGATACTTCTTACCACCCTCAAGCGACACAGTGGACGCAAAGTTTTTTATCTTGGTCCTGAGAACGTCAATACCTGACTCCTCAGAACCGTTGATAAACATATAGGTTGAACCAATCTGTTCCAGCATGGCACGGGCGGCAGTAGTCTTACCAACGCCCGGACCACCTGAGAGAATCAGATTGGGTAGTGTTTCCTTGTCAACAAAAGATTGCAAGGAAGATTTTAGAGACTTAGGAAGTACGCATGACTCTATGTCCCGTGGCCGATATTCCTCGACCCACAAAAATTGTTCCATAATATAAATTCCTCAAATTAGTCATTGTAAGTAGATTCGGGTTCCAATGCAATCCAATACTGGACACCAAGTTTAGTGTTAGTAAAGTGACTAATCTTTTTAGAGGATACTTCAACATCATATGCGCCGGGCATAACTTTTAGATTCTCAACCTTGAACCAGAACTTATAGTCTGCATCTGCACCATCATTGTCATCTATTGAATCAATCATTGTTTCATATGCATTTGCAGTGCTGTTCTTCTTGTCAGTGACCATCAACTTACCACCAGCAAGTGCCATGTCGGGAACACCGATAACAGCAGCAGCCTTTGTGATTTCGTTGAGTGTATCACTAGACAGATTGAACACCAGTTCAGTCGAGGGCATCGAAATTTCTTTAGATGGAGTCGTCACCACGGATGGATCAGAGAACCAGTATTTGAGAGACTTCGATGTTCCCTCTTCTGTAATAATAACAAAGTCATCATTAAACTCTAGATCGGGTTTACCGAATAGAGAGAGTGCCGATAGGAACTCATTCAAATCATAGATAGCAAAGTCACTGGGAAATTCCTCAGTAACATCTGCCTTGGCCACGATATTCTTCATCGCGGACATAGTGGAAAGACTAGACCCCGCCTTCACCATAAGATTAGCGTTAATCGTAGAGAAGTTTTTCAATACGGAGATAGTCTCATTAGTTAGTTTCATTATTTAATTTCTCTTTCAATTCTTTAATCGTATTTTGTAGAACATTAATAGCTGTATAGTAACTACCAGCACCGCCGTCCATACTATCTGCTTTACATTTCAATAAACCCACCTCTTCTACTAAGAATACCAGTCTATTCACTTTAGTTGTCGCCATTATTTTTCACCTTCAAGTTCATTGTAGAAATTCATAATATTCATTTTCTTAGACCCATTCCAAATAGCAATAACCAAATTCAGAACGACTTTTGTGAGATGTTAAATCTAATTCACACTTAGATAAACGCCTCATTACAGCAGGGGTACTTTGTCCCCTGCAATTTACTTTAGTTTTCCACATTATTTTTCACTTTCAAGTTCATTAATGTATAGAGCAATAATACCATAGTGAATCACTTTTAGCAAGTCACTTCTGTTCTTTCCGCCTTTTTTTCCATATCGTTGTGCGTATTTCATGATGTTGCCGATACAAAAACCTTCACCATGCCCCCCGTCAATGATGAACTCTGTAGCTTGAAATCTGTTCTTGCTATAGTGTTCATCATAAGTGGAGTCGATATACCCTGCGAGTTCAG